ATTTAGAATTACTATCTGAGCAACGTGGAGAGCAAAATGCTAACCAGTTTACGTTTGTACGTAATGGCAATACTTCTTCTAGACAAAATCTAAATAACTTAGATGGTGGACTGGTTGTAGAGTTAGCTAGAAATGGATCTACAAACTTTGGCATGTATAACTTGTCAAATGATATAATTTTAGATTTAGACAAAAACGGATTAATAGATAAAACAAAACCATTCAACGAAGATGCACAAAGTTTTGCTGTCATAAGTTTGATGAATATGAACGCTAATCGTAAATCAAACGCAATACGTGGTGCAATTACAGATGATACAAAAGAGTTTGGTAAGCTTCTTAAATTTACTCAAGAAGAGATACAAGCTGTAAATACAGCATTTCCTAACTTGACACAAAACTACTTTGCACAGTTTCAAAATCTAGAAGCTGAAGTTGCTAAAATAATAATTAGTGATCTTGAAAAAGAACGTACAGCTAAAAAAGGTAAGAGAACACAGCAAAAAGTAGAAGATCAACGTAAGAGAGATGCTGGTACATTTAGAAGAGGTAGATGACTGATTCCAATTATTCAAATTATCGACCCGAAGTAGATCTTGCTGCTGATAAAATAGACGAGTATTTAAAAGAACTAGAAGATAAGGATGCTCAACGACAAGCAATAGAACAAGAAGCTACAGAGAAGGAAGATCAAGCATTAGCACAGCAAGAAGACCCTAGAAACTCAGAAACATGGGGTGCTAAAGCTTTTATAAAAGAGGGTCAGTCCATCTTATCAGGTGGTTTACAAGATACTGCATCCTCTATTGCAACTTTTCCTGAGCGTACAGCAGATGCGTTATCAGGTGAGATGCAAGAGCAACGAGAGACAACTGGTACATATAAACCAGATTGGACACCGTTTGACTCATATGACAACCCTATCGAAACCAAAACATGGTGGGGTAAACAATTACGTGGTCTAGTACATTTTGGATCTCTTGCAGCTGGTACAGTACTAGCAGCGAAAGGTGCAGCAGCTACAGGTATATTATCTATACCAGCTGGACTAACCGCATTAACTGCAAATACACTCGCAAGAGGTGCAGCTATAGGAGCTGTGTCTGACCTTGTATCTAAAGAGTCAGATGAGCAGAACGCATTAGGTGCATTACGTGACAGATATGGCTGGGCTGATACTCCTATATCTACAAAAGATACTGACTCTCCTGTTATGATGAAGATAAAAAACATCGTAGAAGGTATGGGTATAGGTCTTTTCTTTGATGGTGCAGCATATGCACTAAAGAAAGGTAGTCAACCTGTTATTGACCAGATTACAAAGCGTAACAAAAGTATTAAAGACCAGACTGTAGAGGCTGGTGTTGCACAGTTACGTAAAGGAGAAGCTGAATTTAGAGCTGATAAAAATGCACCACTTGCTGAACCACATCAGGGTGCACATACATCAGAAGTAGAACCACAGGTAGCTAGAGATCAACTCTCAAGGACTCGCAAGGAGTGGGGTCAGGAAGAAGGAGCAACAGGCTCTGTAACCAGACCGCTTGAGCGTGAGCGTATGGCACAAGAAGGTGGTACAGATGACGCAACAGTCGAACGTATTATGCGTGGACTAATGAGTAGCGACAAGTTTGCAAAAGAGCTAGAAGCTGCAAAAGGTGATAGAAAAGCACTAGCTGCTACATTCAGAGAATCCATAGAAGGTCATCAACGTATTACACAGGGTAGAAACCCCGTGGAAATGTCACCAGAAAAGTATTTAGAAGAATTATTTGCAACTAATGACATTGTAGATGGTCAGGAGATATGGACATCGAAGAACGTAGTTATAGCTGACCTTGTTGTAGGCTCTCTTATTAAACAGTTGCGTGACACAGGTATTGCTGCACGTGAAATTTCAGATCTAGTTGACATAAATGACATAGATGGACCAGCTAAACAGATTGTTGATACTATGCTTACTGCATTGTACCAGACAAAGAAAGCAAGATTTGTAAAGTCTGACTCATTTAGAGCACTAGCAGCTGGTAAGAAAACAAAGAAAACTGTAGAAGAAGCAGTTACAAAAGACATTGCAGATGCCAAAGAGTCTATTATGTCTATACTTAAGATTACAAAAGATAATCAGGACGATGATATGCTAAATGCTATCGTAGAAGCGTTCTCAATTATGGATAATGTAAACACTCTTGAGGACTTTGACAACTGGGCTAGAACCGTTATTAAAGGTGGTAAATTAAGTGCAAATGACATTGACCGTACTGGTGCTCTAATAAGAGAACTAGAAGGTGTAATGACTAACAGTGTATTATCTGGACCTAAAACACCAGCTCGTGCTATTATGGGTACAGCTAGTGCAACATTCTTACGTCCTCTATCTACAGCTCTAGGTGCTGCGATACGTTATCCATTTGATGGTGACGCATCTACACTACGAGCAAGTCTATCAGCGATTAATGGCATGGTAGAAGCTATACCAGAATCTTTTACAATATTTAGAACTAAACTAAATTCTTATTGGAAAGGTGATCTAGCTACAATTAAAACCAGATACTCTGAGTTTAGTCGTGGAGATCAGAACTGGGAGCTAATACGTAGATGGGCAGAAGATAGTGGTAGAGCTACAGCTGGTGATACAGCTGCATTTCGTGTAGCTAATATGGCTCGTAAAATGAACGATGCTAACTTCCTGACATACTCTACTAAGATTATGGCTGCAACTGACGATGCTTTTGCATACATACTTGGACGTGCTAAGATGCGTGAAAAGGCTATGCGTAGAGTTATGGAGTTACAGGGTAACGGTATACAAACACCAAAGATTAACAAGAAGTTAATGCAAGCATACGAAGATGACTTCTATGCACAAGTGTTTGATGCTAACGGTAACATTACAGACGAAGCAACTGCTTTTGCACGAAAAGAAGTTACACTTA